CGAATGGCCATAATCGCGCGGGCCAGGTTCACGGGCTTGCCTTCGTTGTCCAGGGCAGCGAAACAGTGCCGCCAATCCTCAACGAACTCAGCCAGAGTACGCTGCGTTACTTTCTTGCCGTTCACTTCCAGTAGCGCCGTGAACTCTGCTGTGCGCTTCATGTTCAGAGTTGCCGTGAAGTCGCCGTGTCCTGGCGCTGACTCGGTACCCAGGTTCAATACCGACACCGCATTCATGCTCTCGGGATCGACAAAGCACACAGCGCCCACAACGTCGTGATCTGCGCAGTAGCTGATGAACGATTCCGGGATTCGGGTTTCAAATTTGCCCCGGTACCGAACACGTCCGGTTAGCTTGCTTTCCAGATCGTGAATTTTGTAGTTGTCCGGTGCTACCAGAATGGGCACGGCGAGATCTTCTTGATCGAGGGCTGCATTCAGAACGTCAGTGGTGTGGCACTGCTGGATTTGCTCAATAGCTGACTTATCCATGATCGTTTCCTTATTCGTGGTTGAGTAAGACCGGCGTTACCGACCGTCATCTGGGTATGGGGTTTTAGCCGGTTGCCCGCTGCGGTCAAATATTTGCGCCTGGTTTTCGGCAAAGAACGTCAGGGCGCCACGGCTGCCAACGTGCATGGGCGTGCTGGTGGTGTTGTCCTCGCTCATGCTGCCGCGTGCGGTTGGGCGCTGGTACTTCAGCGTGTGGTCAACCTGCACCTGGTGACTGTTACCAATCTGGCGGATGGTGAACGAAATATTCACCTTCCCCAGCTTGCCCTGGTCGATCACGGCGCCAGCCACGTCACTCAGGATCTGTGACAGCTTTTCCTCGAATACACCGCCGTCCAGATCCTCAATGAACTTATCCACTTTTGTTGGCATTTTTGCTTTCCTTCTTTTTGATTGCGATTTCTTCACGGTCAATCGCGGTTTCACGGGATGCGTTCACCCCGATCTTTATTTGTGAACCGTTGACCGCCAGCGGGAATACTTCGATCACTTCCCCGCTTGCTGTCTCGATCACAATCTTTTCGTTAAAGCGCCGTGTCAGTATCAGCACCTTTCAGCTCCTTCATGGCCAAGTAAATATCGAGGCAGGCTTTGGCATCGGCCATAGCGCTGTGCGCGTCCACCAGCTCCTTGCCGAAGAAATACAGGTAGGCTTCGGACAGTTTCGGCGATTTGAAACCGTACCGGCCCTTGGGCTGCATTTCCATAATGGGCTTGGCCATCTGCACGGTGCACTCGAAGTTGTCTTTTCTGGCCCATTGCTCTTGGACCGCTTCGTTCAAATAGCGCTTAGCGCCAATGCGGATGATGCGCTGGTCGAAAGTCTTGTTGTGCGCCAGGCGCTTGGCCTTACCCACCATTTGAAACAGCATAGACAGGGCATCTTCCTCTGCCACGCCCACTTCAGTGGCGAATTCCGTGGTAATCCCGTGGATATCGGTTACTACCTGCGGGATCTCCCAGCCGTTGGGTTTGATAATCACGTCCATGCTGGAAATGATCTTGCCGGTGTCCTCGTCGGCCAGTATCGCGGCCAGCTGTACCAGGTGCGGCTGGTGGTGGCTGTCGCTTGGGTTCTTCCAGTCCGGCAGGCCGGTTGTTTCGGTGTCAAATGCCAATACTCTATTCATGGTGTTCTCCAGGTTACGGGCGCCGTAGCGCCCTATCGGTTACAGGTAGCGACTAAGAATGTCGTTCAGCTCATTGCGGGCCTGGCGGGACACACCCCATTTTTCGCACCACCCCGAAAGTTCGTCAGATGTCTCAAGGGGGGTTGCCTCTGATTTTGTCTCAGGCTGGAATGATTCGGTTGTTGCGATCAGCTCTGACCACGCATCCGGTACTTCCTTCGCGGGAACTTCCACAGCTTCAGGCTCTGCTGGTAGGCTCGCGGCTTTGACTTCTTCCGCGTCGATCTTTGCTTGGGCGTCGATCTTCGCCTGCGCTTCATCAACCATGCGCTGCTGTTTCAGCATGCCTTCCAGCTGCTGTATGGCTTTCTTCCGTGCGGCCTGGCCTTCATCGTACTGGTCGCCAAACTCGTCACGCGGGATGTCGTAGTTTTGCAGGTTCTTCAAGTTGCCCTCAATCTCACTAGCCGGGCGCCCCATAAGATCCGCCGGGATCATGCGCATCTGGTTTACTTTGTCGCTGATCCGGCGCGTCTCTTGCTCGATGGCTTGCTCCTTGCGAAACCGCTCCTGCTCTATCTGGGCCTGTTCGTACTTGAGCTGCTGGCCGTACATTTCAGACAGATCCTGCAACACGTCCTGCTGCGCCTTAATGGCCTCTCGGGTCAGATCGTAGTAGTCGCGCTTGGTGTCGATTGCGTCCAATTCGTCGATCATTTTGGCGATTGCAGCGCTTGGCTCGTTTCGCGCCTTGGTAATCATTGAGTAAATGGCCTGCACTTTTTCCGCCAGCCGGGTCATGCGTTCTTCTTCCTGGCGCTTCTTCTGGTCGTCGATCTTCTTTTTCTCGACTTTCATTGGGTCTTCAAGAACTACCAGCTTTTCGGTGATGCGCTTGGCCTCGGCGTCAATGATGCGCCCAGCCTCCAGGTACGGCTGTTTGATCCGCTTACGCTCGGCGTCCAGGTTGGTGCGGTACCCTGTCAGCTCTTTCACGCCAGCTTTCACAAACTCGTAACCGTCCTTCGTGGTTACGTCAGGGATGCTGCTATACTTCTCCGTAAGCACAGATAAGGCGGCGTCTGTTTGATTGAACACTTCGACGTTCACTTTTCCCTGCTCAATGTCTACTTGGCTTAGATCAGTCATTATTTTCCTTCCTTTTGTTGTGCATTTTCGCCCGGTTCTGCCGGGCTTCTTTTTGCGTTTCCACAATCCGGGCACTTGCTGTGAGGCTTGCCAGTGCCCGGGGTTCCACACTCGTGACAAACCAGGTCAACGTCCGGTACCAGCTTGTCGTATTGCGCTTTGTACGCCTCTGTAATCCGGGCTTTCACCTTTTCAAAGTCCACACCCAGCACTGCACACTGGCGATCGGCTTTTCTTAGATGGCCTTGATACATCAGCCGTAGAGGTGCAGCGTTCGGTACCATGGCGTAGGTTTCGGTTTCCCGCTTCAGCCACTTGCTGAACTCTGTGCGCGCCTTCACCATTTCTTCTTCAGCATCGTCGGCGTTGCGCACGTTCTCTTTGATCTTCGCGGCTTCGACGTAATTGGTATCGTCGTACATGCCCAGGAACACGTCAGCGCTGAATCCCAGCATGGACAGGCATTTCTTTATGGCGTCCGTCAGGGATTTCTTGGGAGCGTCAAAGTCGGTCATGGCGCCGTAGTGCGTGCCCCGGATATAGGGCGTGTGGCCAAAGTGAACCACCTCACATTTTTGTCGGCCTTGCATGTACCACAGCCGCACCTTGAGCGTGTGCATGATCGCGGTACCGATCTTTTCGCCGCCGTGCGTAATCGTAGCGCCCGGCTGGAATACTTCGTCCTCGATCTCATAGCCCCAGCCCTTACCGATTGGCCCAAACGCCTCTGTTGCGCGCTTCACCATGTAAGTGCCGTTGATGCTGGTCACTTTCCGGCCGTCCAGGTCGCCAGTCTTGGTGTAGCCTGGCGCGGTTTCTTCGACGGATTTCCACAGGTCCAAATTACTCACTGTCGCTTTCCTCCGGCTTGTACTCCAATGCGGTCAGCTCGCTGATTCGGCGATCAAGAATCGCAAGCTGCCTGCCAAATTCCTCACGCACCTTCGCGGTCTGGCGGTTCAGCATGTCGATTTCCGCTTGAACAATATCAACGTCAGGGATCGTGATAATCACGGTGTCGGTACCCATGAGAATGTAACCGTACTCACTCATGTCACTGGTTGACACGTATGGCTCGTTACCGTGGGGGGAATGGTGGATGTGCAGGGTTACTTTGACGGTTTCAGGAATGGTGCTTTTCATTTGCCATACTCCATATCGCAGTTGGCTTTGGGGTTGAATGCTGGCCAGGTGCCTTCTTCGACCATGTTGCAGTAGTGCTCTTGCGCTTTTAGCTCGTCCTCGTAGTCGGCTGTCCCAACCAGGCCAAGGATTAAAACGACTGTTGCTATCAGGATTGCTTTGCGTTTTGTCATGCCCACCTCCGTTTCGACACCCCAAACTCTACAAGTCATTTACAGGCCGTGCAAGCCTTTTGATTGCTTTCGCCCCATTATTTATTTACTGTAAGACACATCAATAATATAGGAGTATCAGTTATGGCATGTTTTCATGCAGGCAGGGCGGCAAAGGTCGGCATGGTGCAGCGAAATAAAGGGCGGGCCTGGCTGGCGGAACAGCTGAAGATTTCCCCGCAACGGGCCAGCCTGATAATGAATAGTCCAAACGCATCCCAGGGCACAATGGAAAAAATGGCGGATCTATTCGGTCTGTCACTTTCTGAGTATGTGGCCCTTGGTGAATTCGATCCTGAGAAGGAGTAACCATGGCGGCCTTACCTTACATGCAGCTGTACGTGGCTGATTACCTGGCCGACACAATGCACCTATCCACAGAGGAGCATGGCGCCTACCTGCTTTTGATAATGAACTACTGGCAGACAGGGAAGCCGATACCAAAAAACAGGCTTTCAAGAATTGCCCGACTTTCCAACGACCGTTGGACGACCGTTGAAGTTTCGTTGAGCGAGTTTTTCAACGACACAGGAACGGAATGGGTACACGACCGAATTGAACGTGACCTTGAGGCGGTAAAGGATGCACAGGAACAGCGGGTTCGTGCTGGCAGGGCGTCAGCTGAAGCCAGAAAGCGGTCAAAACAGGAAGGAAACAAACGGAAAGGCAACGACCGTTCAACGTCCGTTGACGATTCGTTGCAACGGGATGGCAACGAGAAACCAACGAATAAAGATACAGATACAGATACAGATACAGATACAGATACAGATACAGATACAGAAGGTAAAAAACAAAAGAATACAAAGACACCCGCTGCCGCGATTGATTATTCGTCATGGCCAGATAGTCCATCGGAGCAGGTGTTCAATGATTGGCTTGCAGCACGGCGTAAGGCCAAAGCAACGCATAGCCAAACCGCCATGAACCAGATCGGCAAAGAATTGCGCAAAGCGGCGGCAATGGGAATATCGGTCGATGAATGTCTGGCAGAAGCAGCCACCAGGGGCTGGCGAGGATTCAAAGCGGAGTGGATGAAAAATGCAGGACATGACACAGGTTATCAATCAAATACAGTCCAAGTCTCAGACCCAAACGACACAAGCTGGGCCGATGGATTCGACCCCCACGCCGGGGACTTCGAAAACCTTTGAGGAAATGGACCAGAAGGTCATCAACAAATTGTTCAAGCGCCTACAAGAAATCTTTCCTAAGTGGCGAGAGATCTGGCCGACCGAGGGAGAGGTCAAGGCGGCGAAGCGACAGTGGGCAAAGACGCTTATTAAAAAAGGCGTAAGTGATATTGAGATGATACAGGCAGGCTTGGAACAGTCTCGGGCCTGCGGATGGGTTCGACCACCAAGCGCCGGTCAGTTCGTGGCATGGTGCATAGAGGCAGCTAAGGAGAAGGCGGGCATACCAGGCAAGGACAACGCGATAAGCCAGATGATGGCACTGCTACGCAAAGGCGATCATAACCGGCGCCGGTCCAGGTTGAGCCCTGCCATGTATACCATGAGCCGGTTTATTGACTGGTACGAAATGAAAACCAACGATGCCGAAAAGGCAACCAAGGCCATGGCGCGGGCTTATGACGAAATGATTGACCACTGGATGAACGGCCATGATTTTTATGAGCAGCCTGCAATGATCGAGCACGGAAATCCAACGGGCGTTGTTACTGAGTCCAGTCGCAAGAAAGGCCGGGAAACGCTGGCAAAGCTCATGGGGGATCTGAAAGGTGCCGATTGAAGTAACGCTGGTGAAAGGTCAGGACGGCGCATTGCGGCCGGCGTCTGCCGCTGACCAGGACCACATGGGCAAGTTTAAGACTGGCCAGGCTGTGCGCGTGTCAGTTACACAGATTAAGGCTCGATCTCTGCAGCACCACAAACTTTTTTTTGGTGGCCTTATCACTCTTGCTATGGACTATTACGAGCCACCTGGCGGCCTGGTTACATCGGCAGAACGGCAAACGCTCGCTAACTTTGCATCGTGGTTAGACATACAAGGTGGCAACACAGGAGCAATACGGCGCGCTCAGGGTGAATTTATGGCTGACCTTGAGCATAGGCGAGCATTAAAAATGGAAGCCCCTGAGAAGTCTGTAGAGGCGTTTCTCGAATGGCTAAAGCTGGAAACCGGGCACTACGATTTGATATCTACTCCACGAGGTGTGGTGAAGCGCACACGAAGCATTAACTTCAACAGTCTTGACGAAGATGGGTTCCGTGACTTTTACCGGCGTTGCTTCTCTGTAATATGGAGGTTCGTATTGTATAGGGCTTTTCCAGACGAGCATGAAGCCCAAAACGCCATTGATCAGCTCTTACAATTCGGATAGTCTCGATTTGTGCGGCTAGGCCAGCTACCGAACGTGCGCGTCACCCGAAGCGTACTGCCGCATTCATATTTCGGGAATCTCTGAGGGTAGAGATATGTTGACGATTCAGCGAATCAAAAGCCTACTGCATTACAATCCAGAAACGGGCGAGTTTACATGGCTCGAACGAAAACCATCAGACTTTAAAGCCAATTGGATCTGTTACGCTTGGAACGCCAGGTTTTCTGGAAAGCCAGCTGGCACAGTTAATCAGGGATACATTTCAATATGGATTGATGGAAAGGGTCGCCTGGCTCACCGCTTGGCGTTTCTTTTCATGACAGGGTCAGTGCCGCCTACGGTAGATCACAGAGACCGAGTTAAGACAAATAACGCCTGGGACAACCTGCGCTGCGCCAGTATGAAACACAATAGAGCTAACACTAACGTTAGGCGCGGCAACACATCGGGATTTAAGGGTGTTTCATTCCATCGCCGTGAAGGTAAATATCGTGCCAGAATTGGTATTTCAGGAACGGTAAGGCAGATAGGTAATTTTGACTGCCCTCGTGAAGCTGCCAAGGCTTATGACGAAGTTGCCATTGTCGCGTTTGGCGAATACGCATTGACCAACAAAATGATGGGATTGGTGTAAAGCCGCGTTCAATGTCTGCTGGCCTGTCCCGAACATTTGAGAACGAGGATCAGGCAGATAGCGCCATTAACCAGCTTTTGGCTTTTGGCTAATGCGAAACCTGAGCACGTCCAGCATGGTGACTAGGCGCGCGCTCATGTCTCCGGCCCAATTCCTAAACTCTTTTTGGCTGAAATGTTGGGCATAGATCATTCTATACCCCTCTTTCCTCCGCGTGTTAGCGGCGTATCTATGCAGATCCAATGCCCAGTACGGTCGGCGTCGCGGCGACGTAAATTACTACTTTTTTTTTAATTTTCATGATTGGTATTCAAGTTATAACTGACACAGAATACGGGACCGGGCCTTGGCTGTTATACAAACAGAAGCGACCGAGAAGAAAGCTATCTTCTACCCCGACATCTAAAAAAAGTCTCGGTGCAAATACTATGGAAAACGTTCCGCTGCTATGATTTCCGCTAGCGCAGATTATGGGTACTCGGAACCTTTGCCACTCATCCGTAAGTGCTAACGTGTAACTAAATTTAGTTCCATATATGGTATACTCAAGCTGTATAGCTCTAAGGGAGGTTGTTTCACTTTTTTTAACGTCCCCCTCTATAAACATAGTAAAGCCGGGCTTAATGTTAGCTCTATTTAAGCTTGCAGCAATTAGTTGATCAGCACCGAATGTAAATTTTCCCGCATCAACACCCCCCGTTGCATCTGTTGCGCTTGCTGACGTCACGCTCCCCCCTTTTAACCACCCCCTTGGGTCAGAGGTTGCGTGAATTAAAGAAAGACCCACAGTGCCATCAGACACCGTGTCGAGCATACCGTGCCCGCCAGTGTTGGTTCTGTTTTCATACTCAACAATCCCCGCGCCGGCAATGTTTGAAATATTAATAGGTTTGTAAGAATTACCTCCAAAAAATGAAAGGTTTAGCTTTGCAAAATTAGTGTAAGCTCCGCCCGTATCTACATCGGCTGCTGTTACCACCGACGCATAAGTGATTATTTCGGGTCGCCACTGACCAATCTGGTTACCTACAAATCTAAGCCCCGATACTTTATTTGCATAAGATAGTATGTAACCAATGGCTGCCGAACCGGTTGACGGGTTTAATGAGCTATTAAGCGAGCAGTCTTGTATTGTTACTCCTTTTAAAAATCCAGCGGATAGCGTGGTTAGATGAGTAAACACGTGTGAAGCTGTCGACCCGTCTCGATCTGCAATTAGTATGTTAGGTCTTGTTACGTCTAAGTTTTCATTAGAGTGCCTGTTACCAAATAATTTAGAAGCAAGTCCTTGTTTAATATCTCCCGGCTGAAACCATACATCTGCCTCTTTTATATTATTAGAAGCGGTATTAAAAAAGGTATTAGACGGGCCTATAATAAGCTCAGAAATCCCGTCATTGGCTGTTATAATATCGTATTTATTACCTGAGAATGTGTTGCACCCACCAATATCAGGCTCTGCAATTTCGCTGCCTAGCAAAAGGCCAACAGGAGTTCCGACATTGCCCCCGTCAAAAACAGTTTGTTTAATTGCCCATCTAGCATCTGATCCCTGTGTTGTGCCAAAAGCCACAGAAGTATACCCGCTAAATACGCAATTATATACCCGCTTTCCGTGTGCAACATTTACAACGTCGGTTTTTTCATTGAAAAAAGCTCCCCTCCCACCTACTATTTTTATATCTGAAAACTCAACATAGGACATTACTTTGCTTGCATTTTTCGGATTAGTAAAGTGAACATCTGAGACTATTGAAATGCTAGAACTATCGGGAGAATCGCCTTTTATAACAATTACTTTATTTTCTACAGGGGTGTAGCCTAAACCATTATAATAATAATCACCTCTTGGAAAACGCATAACAACAGCGTCGTAAGATAAAAATATTCCTCTTGCACCATTTAATGATTGAGCATCTTTGCTTGGATTATCTTCAATATATTGAAAGTACGCATCAATCGCGAGAGTATCTTCATTTTGGGAACTTTGGCCGTTACCCCGAGCCCCAAATTGTCTTACGTTTTCTTTTCCCTTAAATAGGCCTTTTGATTGCAAGCCACTATCAAGATCAATAAAACTGCCGCCGTCTGCGGTTCCTGTTCCGCCAGCTACAACTTGATAGGTGTTGCCACCGCCATCCCCCGCAGAATAATAACCAAGCGTTTGTATTGCCGCACCTATGGGGGCATCTATCGCCACCATTGCCGCTACGCTTGTTACGCGAATTACCCGCTTTTTTACTGCGTCTTGCAGGCTTTCAGAGCTCCCCGATAGGAACTGAGGCAAGCTATTCATGCCTACGATGCCGGTCCAGGATCGGGTCAAAGATCCGGTTAAAGGATCGTCCGATAGAACCTCTACTACTGTATTGCCGCCAACGTAGGTAACGCTATCGACATACCCGTATAGGTAGCTTGCATCGTCAAGCTGCAACGCTTTTCCTGCGGTATAAACGTCTGTGTGGTTTCCTACAATAGAAAAGCTCGTAGGTGATACCTGTGTTGCCGCACGCTCATTGATCCATTCTTTTTGCAGTCCGGAAGGATCAGTAACAGGATCAGAAGTCCACACTTCAACATCATCAGCGTCTTTGACGACTACCTTGTAACTGCCGTCAAGGTAGATATTTGCATAGCCCGCACCATTCAAAATGGTAGGGTTGGCATTGGCTGTGACGCCATCCTCGCTTTGAAACGTGGCCTTGGGCGTGTTGGTGCCTGCCTGGTAGGTGTAGACCTTGCCGAAGGCCAGCGGGTTACCGGTGACGTTGTCGAATGCGTAGAATTTTGGCCCAATGATTGATACTGCCATGATCTTTCCCCTGGTTGTCTTTGGCTGATTATAGCCTATGGCGTTTCGCCATGCGCATTGTGGTTATTGTGAAACCTTGGCTTCCACTTTTTCAATTTCTTTAACAACTTGCTGATACACATCCTTCATCACCTCGTTCTTTTGCGCGTACCAGGATTCAATGTCTTTTTCCTTTTCTTTGGCGGACAGCTCTGGGTTGTATTTTATGCTGGCAATTACCTCGCCTTGATTTGAGAACGCAGAATCAATCTGTGAAAACACTTTGTTGATAGCCACCAGTGAGGCATTGACTTCATTTGACGCGAAATTTTTAAGCGGCTCCTGGTCACGAATTGCCTGTTCTTTTCCCAAAAACGAAAGGTTCGCCTGGGCTGTTGCGGCCCGCTGTCGTAGCTCGTAATAGCCAACGGTCCACTTGGTGCGGTATGGAACGTCACGCGGATTAAACTGCTTACCCGCCATCTTCGCAAAGTCGCGGGCAAAGGGTCGTTCACCCCAGGCAGTGTTGTCCCACAGCATGTTTTCGCTGGCCTCGTCTATAAAGTCGCTCAGGTAGCCGGTGTAGCCCCGCATCAGGTGGTGAGCCTTGTCCGGGCTAATGTTCAGCTCCCGCCCTACGTTGACGTAGATCAGCGGCGTGCGATCGTCGTATTGATAGCGCGGCTCCCTGTCCTTTGCATAGCGAGACACCACTGGCGCTCCTGTGAACGTGCGGTTCAGTGCGATCTCTGCCACCGGGTTGATAATGCCTGGCGTAGCGTCCATTCCAAAGTGATAGGCAACGGCGAAAGCCATAGTCTTCTGAGCGGCTTTGGATTCCTGTTGGCCGATAACATCTATTGCCGATTCTGTGCCCTGGCCAATAAGCTGAATGAAACCGTGGCCTTTGGGCAAAGTGTAGTGACGCCCACCAATGAAGAAATGGTAGAAGCGTACTTTCTGGTCCGGCGCCAGTGCCCGGTATCGATCATCGTCGTCGTTCAACAATGCTAGAACGGCGGTGACGGCGATTATTAAGCTGCCGGCCAACCAGATACGAACCTTCATGTCGGCCAAGGTTGCCCGCCCGCTTTCGGTTTTAACCAAGTTGGCCAGCTTCATCTCCCCTTTGTTTTCTGCCAGGGCCCTGATGTCTCGATCAACCGACTGCACATAGGCGCCAAGGAATGGCACTGTCCGTTGCAGTAGCACCCACGGGGCGTAGGTTCCGTGCTTACGGAAGTCGGTGCTGATCTCCCTGGCCTGCCATGCAGCTTCTCTGGCGCCAACAGTCGGCCGCATCCTGAGATAGAATCCAACACGGGTTGCGATCTCAAACGAATCGACAATGGCCATGTAAATGTCGAGCACTGAGCTTGCCCATTGAGTGGGGTAGAAGAATGGCGTGCGTGGGGCAGCGGGCGAATCTGACGCCAGCCCCCAGTTGTCGTTATAAAACGTCCCTACACGTCCGGCCACGGGACCGCCTTGCGCTCTCATCTCTGACAATGCACTTTTTGAGCTAACCAAGGCGTGAAGCTGTGCTCCAAATCCTTTCATGGTGTCCCACACAGGAACGAACTTACCACCAGACAGCACGAAGGCCTGCTGTGCGTCACGTACTGCGTTTGGCCCGGCAAATTGAGCCATGCTGGTAATGGTCAGTGTTTGGAACTTCTTCACGGCCATGGCAAACTTAACGGCTGTGCCAAGGGATCCTTTTGGAAGCGCCACATTATCCATGCCGTCAAGCATGTCGACCAACAATTCGTTTTCCTTCTGGATCTCAATCCATACTCGCTTGCCGCGGCGGTCTATAAAGCTATCGACCATGGTTTCGCTGGTCTTTGGCTTGTGTCCGAACGTCCAGAACATCAATTCTTCTGAGTTTTTTTCGTAGTAGGCTTCAATATCTGCTTTGTCTACGATCGTTTCACCGTCACCTGTGAACACTCCATCTTCTGAAATGGTAATCCCGAGGTCTGCCATGGCGCCGGCTGTCTTTGACACCATCTGGTCAAGCGCTGCTCTTACCGGTTTGCTGTCTGGCCCAATCTTTGAAAGGAACACGTTGTCCTGGCTGTTCAAGGCGTCCTCATACAGAGATCGCAGGGCCCTGGCCTTGAGTGCGGCATACATATGCCGCTGTTCCTGCATCATCGTGTTGTCGAATATTGGTTTTATGTTTTGCTGCCCGCCCTTGAGACGCTGAAAGCCAGAACCTGCGGTGTAGGTGTCGTTGACGCTCTCAACCACACGATGGAAAGGGACGTAGTTGCGGTTGCGATTAAGCATTGCCTTAGCTGCATCGGGCGTCACATAGCCGGAATCCACGTAAAATTCCATCATGTTCTTGCGGTATTCCTGGTAGTCACTGAACGCCTGCACAAAATGAGGGTGCTTTCGGGCTAGGGCCAGGCCCTCGTCAATCATTCCCTTGCTGATCCGGTTCTCGCGGCCTTGGCCGGCAAGCTCCTTCGCGCGGCGTGCGGCCCAATACAGTTCCTGCTCGCGCACTACTTTCGGTCCCGACTTCAAAGACTTTGACCACACATCACGTAGAGATGGGCCCTTGAACGTGATATCTCCATTCTCATTTATGACCATAGCGCCGTGCTTGAACGACTCTTGGCTTATGCCCTCAATGCCGTTTAGCAGCTGAAGTTGCTTGTAAGCGTCCTCGCTGGCGGTACGCATGTCACCGTTTAGAGTGCGGCCCATCACCTTGGCGGCGTGGATCTTGTCAATATACTGCTGCCGCCACATCTGTCCCGGGCGCCGGGCAATCATCAATGAAAGCTGTTGTGCTTTTGTATACTGGTTGCCGCTTGTAGCGGCATATAGTTGCGCCAATTCGCCCTGGCCAAACCATCGGTGCATTTCTTCCTGCATGTTGGTCAGCTTCTTTTGCAGCGGCTTGTCGTTGGACAGGACCGTTTCAAACTTCTGAGTGAACAACGGCGCCCGGGACTTGGCCTCGCTGTACTGCGTCAACCACAGGCGCACGAACTCGGCAAATCCCTCTGTTGTCTTTAGCTTATCCTTGCTGGTGTAGGACAGGGCCTGAACTTCTTCGAGGTATCTCGGGTCACGGTAGGCCCGGGTGAAACGCTCGTTGAACGAATAGTGCATGTCCAGGAAGTGCGCCAGCTCGTGCGCCATCACCTCAACATCATCAAAGTTTGCGATTCTTACTTCGCTATTGGATTTACGATAGAACCCAAGTTTTGATTTTCCTTTTATTTTTTGCTGATAAAGCCTTGTGCCAATAAGGTCAATCACCATGGTTCGGATGCCTTCACGGCGCGTAGGCGCATCCTCTTGCTTCAGGCGTACATTTCGATCACCTACCGTTATGATTCCGGACTCTGGGCGCCTTGGGCTTACTCCCAGTATCCGGTATGTGGGCTGCCATTGCGGCATTGGCGAATCTATGGGAGTGGCCATAGAACTTATATCGCTGTCTACCTCGCCCTCTTGTGACTCTTTTTTCTTTGGCTGCAACTCGGCAATGACCAGCTGGTGCCTGCTTTTTGCTTTGGCCAGTTCCTCGGCCTGTTCCCACTCCTTCACCTGCGCTTCCAGCTGCGGCAAGTCTTTTTCGGCAAACCTTACGTTTGCGGCGGTTTCTTTTGCACTACCATCAATGGACAGTATTGCGTTGGTTACACGGCGAGAAACACCAGTGGCGTCTGCTTCTTCGATATTTTGTATGTTGGCTTGGTATTCCTGTGCTCCCTGAAGCGATATCACAAACCGGGTACCGTCGATGTTTTCAAGCGTCATACTAAAACCGGAATAGCTGCCAATGGCCTTGGATTCAACACCAGATTTTGCCATTTTTGCAGCTTCGGCCAATATCTGTTGCCCGGCATCTTTGTTTTTGTCGAACTTTTTCCCGTTAACGGTCATTGAAAAGTCTTTTGGCGCGTCCTTCGCCTTCTTCACGTCCTGCGCAAACTGCAGCAAGCGCTTTTTGCCACGTTCAACAATGCTTTTTTCCCGGCGAATTGCGTCACGCACCCGGAACTGCTCGCGATCGTGTTCTTCTTCTGCCTGTTCCAGCTTTCTCACCTTCTGGCGAAGGTCCATTTCTTCCAGAACAAGCGGGTTGCCGCTTGATGCCGCTTTCATTTCTGCGGCGTTGGATGACTCAATGCCAAGATCTTCTACTTCCCGGGCACTGGAGTTGCCTTTTCGCACCTGCTCAATAAACCGGGCTTTGGTTTCAATGGTCTGCCACATGCGACTGTCTAGCGTTTGCTTGGTCGCATAGCGGTTGATCTCGATTTCGAAACCGTTCGGGTCACGGTCATAGAGCACGTTACCCTGGCGGATAATGCGGCCTTCACGCTGCTCAAGGTCTGAAGGGCGCCACGGCGCATCCATGTGGTGCAATGCCACCAGACGGGTCTGTACGTTCATGCCGGCGCCCATCTTGGCGGTAGATCCCAGCATTACCCTGACGCGGCCAGTGCGCACTTTGGCAAACAGCTCTGCTTTCTGGATATCGGTGTTGGCGCTGTGAATAAATTCTATTTCTGATTCTGCTATTCCCAGGTTAATCAGCTTCTGGCGCAGGTCGTCATACACACTAAAATCACTGTTAAGCGCTTCGAGTTCATCCGGGCTCATGTTGTCCAGTTGTTCAGTTGCGGCATCTTCACCGTTCTCTGAGCGCTGGATAAGGTCGCGTATGCGGTTAGCTTCCCGTGTTTTTGCAGCCTTGGGCGTGCTCAGGTCAATGAATACCAGTTGCGCACCCTTGTCGTCAGTCCATTTGTCGTAAATGGTTTTGATGCGGCCTGCGGCCTCGTTTATCTTGCTGGCGGGGTTGTCGCCATACAACGTTGGATCAATCAGGCGCATATCCAGCGCGGCCTTACGCGCGTCGCTCATGATCTTGAGCATGTTGTCCTGGCCCTTCTCCGGCTTCTTGGGCAGGTTTTCAGCACGATAGACTAGGGATCCCCTTGGATACGATTCATTGCCGCGTTCATCTTTCACGGCTACACCGATGTAATCCGCTTGGTCCTCACTCCGATCGACAATAATGTTGTTCGGTTTCCCGCCTTTTATTTTCGGTACCGGAAGGCGCTTTCCCATTGCCGCCAGCTGGCGGTTGATGTCATCGCGATTTATCACGTCTGCAAACGTCAGGTACCGCTGCATCAACTCTGGCAAATTCACAAACTTGCTGAATCGGCTATTCAGTTTGTAGCTGCCGGTGGGTGACAGCTCCCAATCCGTGATTACTTCTCCGTACATGCGAGCCCAGGCATCAAAGTGAGCAATGCCTTGGTCTTGCAGGGTCTGGTAGTCCAGGAAGCGCTGAACCGTGTACATTTCGGCCATGGTGTTGCTAATGGGCGTGCCGGTCGCAAAGATCACGTTGTTGCCGCCGGTGCGCTCCAGGATGGACTGGACCTTCATAAACATGTCAGCGGCTTTCTGGCTTCCCTTTGGATCTCCCAGGCCTGCAACACGGGTCATACCGGTGGCAAACCCCAGGTTTTTAAACTCGTGCGCCTCATCCAAGAACAAAGCATCGACACCCAGCTCGCTGAATGTCAGGTTGTCGTCTTTGTTTTCCGAATCAAACAGGCGCTTCAAACGCTCCTGAAGGCGCTCTTTCTGCTTTTCAATTTGCTTAATTGACCGTGAATCCTTGCCGTCTTGGTCCCGGATAGTGGCAATGGCCGTGTCAATGTCGCGGATTTGCTGGTTGATGAACCGCTCTTGAAACTCTGCGTCCATTTCAACTTTGCCAAACGATGAATGCGCCACAATAACGGCGTCCCAGTCCCCGGTAGAAATGCGGGCAAACAAGCGCTTGCGGTTGCCTTTCTCGAAGTCCCGTTTGGTTGCGGCCAGAATGTTGGCGTTTGGATACAGCTTGGTAAAATCTTCTGCCCATTGGCCAACCAAATGATTCGGTACCACAAACATGGGTTTCTTGGCCCGGCCGGTGCGGCGCAGTTCCATAGAACCGGCGATCATGGTGAAGGTTTTACCCGATCCAACCACCTGGTCCAGCAAGGTGGTACCGCTTTGAACAATTCGCCATGCGGCATTGGCCTGGTGCGGCCGCAGTTTTATAATGTCGTCGCTTACCTTACCCGGGAATGTCAGGTGTGAGCCGTCATACTCGCGCACCCGGTCCGTGTTGAACGTATCGTTGTAAAGCCTGATTAACCTTTCGCGGCGAGCGTCGTCTGACCATACCCAGCGGCGAAACTCCGCCTTTACCCGGTTTACTTTTTCGTTTGCGGCGTTCGTGGCGGATTCGTTCAGCACTGTTTTGCCGTCACCAATGGAGTCACGGATAACAAGGCTTTTTTCATTTGCGGCAGCGGTCAAAACGTCTTTTACTTCTGCGCGGTCGGTGCCGTATTGCGTTGCGGCCGCATCCCTTGCGCCACCACGGATTGACCACTTGGCCATAACCGGGTTGTAGGTCGCTTTTCCGGTTTCGTTACCCAAAATGAGGTTTGCAAAAGCGGTCACCACCTCTGTCGGCAGCCAATGCGCGCCCAGCTTCACGCGAATATCGACGGCCTCAATGTCCTCTGGCTGAATTTCTTTCAATGCGGCGACGTTGCGCTGGAGCCGCGGTGTGTCCTTCGCCATGCGTTCGGCCATGGCCAACTTGTTTTTGACGTTGCCAGACAAGTATTCGTCACGGGATTCCCAGTTGTTGGGCGTGCTTTCAAAGATTAAATCGCCCAGCTCGTCAACAATGGCGCTTTCGGTCTTACCGTACAGCTGGCTCATGTAGGCCATGTCTACCTGGCCTTTCTCTGACAGGCTGGCGGTTAGCGAGTCTTTGGCTGTGCTGGCCTTGTCCGGCGCCTTGTACGGCTGCTGCGTGCGAGTGCGGAAGATAGCGGCCTTTTTGGCGCTTGGGATGCGGGATGTTTCACCGGTGCGCTTTGCAACGGTTGCACTTATGCCTTTGTCAAACGATTCTTCCAGTGCCGCCAGCTGCGGCCACGTCGGGTCATCCCGGAACAATCGCTTGTTGGCATCCAGGTTGATCGGCCCATTCTTGCTAACAAACTGGTCATAAGTGCGATTTAACCGGTCACGTAATGCCGCCAGCGCCTCGTCTTTCACGTTGTCAGTGAGCTGCGCCTTGCGAAGATCAGCAAAAACGTCACGCACTTTAATCAGCCCGCGCACTCGTTCTTCAGCTTTTTTGCTGGGTACATCAATAGCCTCGGATCGGGCCTTTCCCATTTCGCTTTCAAGACGAATGCTGATCTGGCCACCGTCGATAAACATGCTGCCCACTTTTACGTTCTCAATGCTGGTAGGCAGCTGCACGTCTTCCGTTACAACATCAGCTCCAGCCTTGGTCATAAAACCTTTTGGCAAGCTGGCCAGCGCCTCGCGCAGTAAGGCGTTAGTGTCTTGGCCCTCCCTCGCTACCAGTGCAGGATCGTTTGGCCCGTACATTGAGCCATAGGCGCCCCATTCGCCCAGCATCATTGCCGGATTTTTGCTGTAATATTCATTCAAAGGCACATCAATGCCCTTGGCATCCTGAACAGTGTTCACCACAGACCAGGAATCACCCGTTGCCTGCTCACCTTCCGCACGCTTGCGCATGAAAATAATGTCAGTGGTGACCTCGGTACCGGCATTTTTCAGGAAAGCGTTATTGGGCATTCTTACAGCACCCAACAGGTCCGCACGATCAGCCAGGTAATCACGGGCCATTTTGTTGCCGCCGTCCATCAACCGGCTGGATACCACCATGGCCAGCACACCATTGGGCTTGAGCCCCGCCATTGACTTGGCAAAGAAATAGTTGTGAATGCTCATCTTTGACAAGGATTTGCGCTTGCCGTCATACAGCTTTTGACTGCCAAACGGCGGGTTACCAATGGCCAGATCAAAATAATTGTCCGGCATGGTGAACTCTTGAAATCCTAATGGCGCTTGTATGTTGGCTCCGGGATAGAGTTTTTGGGCAATTCCCCCGGTGATATGATCCAACTCCACCCCGGCAATGCTGCTTTTTGATCGCACACCACCAGGCATAAAGCCCAGGAAGTTTCCCGTTCCCACCGAAGGCTCCAGCACGCGGCCACCCTGAAATCCCATATTCTTAACGGCATTCCACATCTCGGACACAATTTCCGGGCTAGTGTAATGAGCATCCTGAGTGCTACGTCGAGCCGCGTCATATTCTGCATCGGTCAATGCCTCCTGCAGTTGCTTTGTCTCTTTCTCCCAGCCTTTGGTAATCTTGCCACCATCACCAACAAACGCCTGCGGGATACCACCAAAGCCAACGTAACCGGCAAGGATCTGCTGTTCCTCCGGCGTAGCCTGGCGCCCTTCTTCGCTCAATTGTTTAAGGGTCTGTATTGCTTTTAAGTTGTTCTTGAACTTGGTTTTGGCCCCGCCGGCGCCAATGTTCATTTCAGGGGTTAGCGTAAAGAACTTAGCCGGACGCTCACCTGCTGGCTCTGATCTTTGCGTCGTTGCGCCTTTTGGCGTTGGCGCTTCTTTTGCCGCTTTTTCTGTCGCATCTACATTACCCTCTGATCCTCGGGTTGCGGGTTCTCCACTTCCAGTGTCCGGCTCATTGTCTGTAGCGCGCTGTCCAGGATCGCCGGCCCGTTGTTGTCCATCTGCTCGCTCTCCGGTTCGCCCGGGGGAAACAGGTATTTCTCCCGTACCATCTGGTACGCCTCGTCCGGCTGGAACCCGGCTTGCTCCAGCTCGTCCACCTGCTGGTACGTTTGTTCCGCTGCCTGTTTCAGCATCGGCTCCAGTGTTCCCTGCGCCTTCAGGCTCTGGTAAAACTTCGGCCGATTCTCCTGCCAGTGAATCCGGGCCTTGTTCACCCAGTTCTGTAGGTTCATTGGTCGCTGCCTCCTCGATTGTTTCTTTAAGCGTAGTTTGTTCGCGGCGAACTATTGGGACTTCAGATTTGGCGTTATTGAACTGTACTACTTGCGGCTTACTGAACACGCTCCGCAGGGTCTTGATCCGATTGCCGGTTTTTGCGTCGAAGTCGTAAATGGTGTCGTCGTTCCACAACACCGCCACGCCATCATGCCCACGGGCTGCCAGGATGGCGCGAAGATCATCGACCGCTTTCTGGGTATCAGCCTCGGACTGTCCAAAGGGGTTCGGGCTCTGCCACCCAGCTTCTTTAGTCAGCGCACGCCACTCGCTATCCGAATTGATTACCAGCGGATTTTTGAGATTGACCTCTTGCTCGGCAATGACCGAGTTGTCTTCTCCAGAGAATGACTTGGCATCCTGTTCGGTGGGGGCAACATACACCCCATCACCAAGGATGGGTACTTGGGCACCACTGTAAAGCTTGTTTGGGTCGATTCCGTCAACACGGTATCCAGTGGCACGCATTGGTTTTCCGGTGCGGCTAAGCGTACTATCTAAGCTAATCCGCTCTGTAGGTCCATTAATTATGGCTTTGCTGCCAACAGTCCCGCCAACCTCTCCTTTTTCTGCATTCTTTGTTTGCTCAGTAATTTTTCTTGAACGATCTTTGTTACCGGTTACAGGCTGGCCAGACACTTCAGCGTTCTTGTAGCTGCGTTTCAGTGTTTCTACAGACTCACGGCCTGCGTTGGTTTTTAGTGAACGATGCGCCTCAATAGGAACACTTGTGGCTACGGGCTCAATGCGCGCATTCTGCGCAGGGCTTACGTCCAACGGTTGCCCGGCTGGCGTAGTAAGCACGGTGTAAGATCCGTTTGATTGAACTTCTGCGTAAACGTCCAGGGTTTGCGATTCTTCTGGCACAATTTCTTTTTCACGCTGTTCTGTATTTTGTTGGCGTTCAGTTTCTACAGGAACTGTTTGTTCTTGTTGCTGTGACTGCGCAGGCTGAAAAGGCACATTAATGCCCGGCGGCATTTGCCCTGGTCGCGGCGTAAAGTCAAAACCACGCTCTTTCATCTTTTGTGACACAAGCTCGGCCATGCTCGGGCGCTGCGATGCCTGTGTTTGTTCCACCTGCGCGCGGGAAGGGTCCAAACTATCCGTAACAGCCTGGTCTGCCGGCACAAACTCGGCGTTATCGACACCCTCGTTTAGCGCTTGTCCTAACTCTGCCGCTTGGGATGGCCGGGCGATCTCTCTACCAGTTGCAACACTGGTGCCCACTGCACCACCAAAGGTTCCACCAGCAACTAGGCCCGCAAGGCCTCGGTCAAACGCTTCGGCAACATCCAGTTTTGCATCGGTTCCGAATCGCTCACCAAGATATTCAAGTATGCCCTCCTGAACAAACTCTGTTCCTGACTCTCGCAGTGTCGCGGAGCCCCCGGCTGCTGCGATACGCTTTGCAGCTGCTTTGACTCCACGCTTTAAGGCTGCTGCGCCAAACGCTTCGGCTCCGGCTTGGGTTATTCCTCTTGCGCCAATTCTTTCCAATATGGCGGAACCGAGCGCAAAGGGCGCGGCCTCAACTATGTCGGTCAATTCAGCTTTTTCTTTGCCCTTATTTTGGGCTCGGGTTTCACCAATTTCACCAGATCGTGCAATCACATAAGCGGGAAGCGACAAAGTGACGGCAACCATATCAGGGACAGATTTTATTCCCTGCTCAAATCCGTAGGCTAAAACCTCCCCATAGGCGCTTGCGCTAAAAACGCCACCTTCCGAAAACTCTGCCTTAACAGACTCCCAAGTGTTTTCGGGAACATAACCAGCATCAATATTTTTCAGATTGTCTGTCGCAACGGCCCCAAGGTCTGATCCGCCTTCTGCCAAAAAGTCAGAGTAGTCTTGTGCATTGAGGTACTTTGGGATCAGGCCTTCGCCATCCCACACCAGTCCACCCACTCCGAATTTATCTTCTGCGGCCTGTGCTGCGGTGTTTATGCTTGTGCCTAAACCGGCCGCAAGATCACCTGATCGCTCTACTGCGCCACGGGCAGCATTAAATGACGGTGATTCCTGCTCTGGCTTTCCGGGAGTCGATCTTGCCGGGCTTGCTGAAGGCGATTCGTATTGTTCAGGGAACTGTTCTTTTAGCAGGTTCCTGTTTAGCGCTACTTGCTCTGAAGTATTTGCCACAGTTGATTGATCTGACGGTTGCGGCGTTGCGGCCATTTCCTCGGCTGTCAGGCTAGTTGCGGGATCGTTTGCGGGACCAATAGAAGGATCTGGTCCACGGCGCCCAGCGTCGGCAATCTTGCTGCCAGTATCAGGCTGAAGGTTTAACGGCGGCAGCCCTGGGCCTTCCTGCGCTATCTCTGGCTCCGGTTGTGGCTGGTAAATCTCGTTGTGCCAGCGGGCCAGCTCCTTTGCCCCTTCGGTGTCACCCGCAAGGTGCGCCTTCTCAAGCGCATTCAGTAACTGGTCCTTGGAAGGCTGCTGGTTTTCGCTCATTACTACCTCACTGGCTGTAAAACTCAAGTAATTCGTTGCGATCCTTAATACTACCGCCACCCTGAAGGTTCTGCACGCTTATGCCCAGCTGGCGTGCTGCCATCGTAACGGCTTGCGAACGTGTGCTTGCTTCGCCGCCCTGGAACACCTGTGCGGCTCTGGTGGTAATGGCCTGTACTTTTGAGCGTTGGTCCGGGTCCAGGTTTTGCAGGTTGCCCTGTTGATCGAAGATACCGCCCAACAATTCCCCGGCTTGGCGGAACATCAGGCTTTCATCGGCTGATTTGAAATCACTGCCAGATCCGCCAGCTTGCGCTTTTAGCAAGGCGTTGCTGGTGGTTGACTCCACCATATTACCATCTTGGTATAGACGATCTTTGCCGCCAAAAGTGATCTTCTCCGGGTTTTTCAGCATGTCGTCCAGCTCACGCGCGCGGGCCAGGCCCATTTGCACAAAGTTGGGATCGTATTCTTCTGGCATATTGGCGGCAATTTCCGGGCTTATGTTTGTCCGCGCACGCTGGTAACGCTGGCTTTGTTCCTCCGGCGTTCCTCCGTCCATGACAAACGCGGCAATACGGCCCAGGGTTTCCACCTTGTCTTCCATTTCTGTGCGCTGGCGATCATCCATGTTTTTAAACGCTTCCTGCAACTTGGTGGCTTCTTCTGGTGCAAAAGCAATAAGCTCACGCTCTGCGGTTTCACCATCGTCACCACCTGCGGCTACGCGGGAGCGCAATTGGTTGAGCGTTTGGCCTCTTTGGCGAGCGCTTTCCCTGTCCTTTTTGTCCAACTGCATTGTCAGTTCATTACTTTTTCGAGTCTGCCGGGATCCCTTTATAGCTTCGGAAGTGCGGTACATCTGGCCCAGATCAATACCAAATTGGTTAGCCATATCAACCTGTCCCCAATGCGTCGTAAAGCAGGTAGTTTTGCATACCCTGGTTAACTGACTGCCCAATACCCTGGTAAGCACTGGCCCGTGCGTTGCCTTTGTTGATCGCACCCTGAGCAATAGCGTTTCCGGAAGCGGTTGTACTGGCACTTACGTTTGACGCCATGTTGCTGCGCGCCGCCTGGTCTGCGCTGTTGGCAACCTGACCTACGTTAGCCAGTGACGCCAGGCGGTTAAAGTTTCCTTGTTTGCGACTTGCACCACTGTTGTATTCAGCCATTGTTCGGCTTGTTTCGTTTTGGTATTCCGCCAGGCTGCGATTAAAAGCATTTCCGTACTCCTGGCTGGCTAAGTCAGAACCATAACGAGATACCGCTCTGGATTGAGCTCCAGATTGCAGCCGGCCCCTTGCGGATGCGCTGGCATCCAGTGCGTTAATGCCTTCCTGTTTTCGGAATTGATAGCCTGGGTCTGCTTTAAAATCAAAGCTAAATTCGCTCAAATTTAATTTTCCGGGATCGTAATCGCCGGACGCAATACCTTGCTCAAGTCTTTTAAGAGAGTCAGCTCCAATTTCACGCCACGGCGCGTTGTCCTCCCTTTGTTGAGCAAATACTTCTTTCTGGAAGGCTATGTTTTCTGCATTTGATGCAACTTGGGCATCGGTTGCCTGTCCTGCGGCTTTGGCTTGCTTGCTTGCGGATTGGCTGGCAACTACGCCACCAACAACTGCACTTCCTACTATTGCTGCTCCAATACCCATAAATCACCTATTCCCGCTGTCGTCAAAGGAATATGAAAAAGCGTCTAAATCACACCCCCACATATTCTTAACTATCTGTTTTGTCTCGTCATCATAATAGTCGCTATAGTGAAGATGGTCCGTAGTGTTGAGGGTTTCCAGCTTATCCACGTCGAAAAAATCATTGAACCCGTTTTCTTCTATGAAGCCCCTGATCCCTTCTTTCAGATTCTCAAACTTTACCACTGTGAACCAATAGCTCTGGTCATGTTCTATAAATTTAACCTGCGGCATTGCGTGGAAAAAGTTTGCGTCTTTGCTCAAACGGTGAAATCCCCTGGCAAAACTGAGGAAACTTTCAGTGTCTATGTCGTATATTTTCCCCAGGTCATGCTTCTGAGCAAAGAAGTACATGGATACCAGTCGATCAAACGGGTTTCTGACCACGGCCAACACGGGCTTTTCTAAAACGTGACTGCCAAGGTTTTCTTGTAGCTCAGATATGCTCTGGTGCGACGACTCAAATATGTTCAGGTGCTTAGGATTGTCTGCGCTCAGGTATTCGTTTCTGACAGTGTTTGCCCTGCCAAAAAAAGCATAAAGGGACGTGCTGGCATTTTTTGGGATGCGAATAAACGTCACCATTGCATCATCACTCACTTCTCAATCCCCACCAGCGTCATGTTATCAACTTTACCATTGGATATTACCGCGTTGGCTAGATAGCCTTCCTTCCTCATCCCGGCCGCGAGTGCGTGCTTCAGAACAACGGCGTAATAGTCGGGAATCAATGCCACTACCTTTATAAAATCCGTGTTTTTAAACATCCATTTTATAGCTTGTTTCGTGTACTCGTGAAGATTCTCCCCCCAGTATTCGGGCAGATAGTTTACGTGCCCTTGGCAGCAGGCCAGACTATTGAAGGCGTGAAAGACAACGATGCCTATAGCGGTTTCTCCACGCTTGCACACCAGGTAATAAAGATTTTCCTGGCTTGCAGGGTCAAAGGCTTCTATAGGAGCATCTAAAATTCGCATCTTTAACCGCTTGTTCGCCAATATAGATCGGACTAATTTTGTGTCATAAGTGCGCTTCACCTTTATTGACCGATCTATAGGCATTGTCACGTTCGGTAATCTCCTATTCGGTGCGCATTATCATGGCCATGGCGTAGTAAGGCGGCACTGTCGCCACTGTAACTGTGTGATTGTGGTCGGGAATACTATGCGAATGCCCGCCTGCTGTTACGCCTAAAACGGCTGTAACGTCAGTGCCTGCTGCAGCGCCGGCCGTTGTGGTGCTGATTGACGCTGTTGCGGTTGCCGTGCTGCCTGATCCCCCTTGGGCAGTGGTCACTTCAGCTTCGTCACTTCCGCCAGTGCTTCCTGCTGCGTAGATTGTGCCTGCTGCAACGATGAACCTGTCGCGCAGGTCTGGCGTCCCGTTGGTTCCGTCACAAAGCGCCCAATTCGACGGTATTGTGAACCCCCCAGCTATTGGCATGATACCGCCAATAGGCACCTGCCCGAAATCTGCCAGGCTGTAAGCCTCATCGGCTCGGTCTTGCGCAGTGTCGGCCTTGCTTACTCCCGTATCCGCTGTGCCCTGTGCGGTATCGGCCTTTTCGACGCCCGTATCTGCGGTGCCCTGTGCGGTATTGGCGGATTCCTGTGCTGAATTTGCGGTACCCTGTGCAGCGCCGGCCTGTTCTCTCACGGCTTCCGGCTTGTCTTCGTTTCCGCCACTGCGCGCCCACATTTGATAAAGAAAGTCGGTAAACGCTCGCGTAGGTGTTCCATTTTCCGTTATCAGCGGAAGGCTCATTGGCGGCGGGCTAACCTTGATCGCTCTAGTTATCGACACTTATGACCTCCGCATACGCTCCCAAAATGACCACGGGAATAGGATCGCTGATCTGCACTTTGTACTGGCGCTGGCGGAACATGCCTAATCGGTTCCACAGAACTCGTGTAAGGTATTCGCCCACTTTCCCTATCGCTGCCCAGTGCTCATTGCTCCACGTCTTACCGCCATCGTCAGACCATTGCAGCATGGCCTGCGGATTGTTGCCCTGTCCTGTTACCAGGCCGACACCGCTTTCCATATCCAGTTCTAAGGAGTGCATTACTGCCCGGCGCCGGTTGGCGTGCACTGGCGGCGATATCGCAATGCGTAGGATCTCGTCAACGTCATCGGTGTAGATGTTGAGAGCCATGGCGTAAACCAAGCCATTTTGAAAGTCTCCCACCATGTGCCGGTTGTAGGCATAAACGTAACAGGCGGCATGATGCCGGCCCCAATAGTAATGGCTGCGCTCGTGCCAAAGCCCGGTTGATACGTCAAACGCCAGAGTCAGGCTCTTGCCTGGGAGCGTCAACACGTAGAAGGCGTGCCCTTCCTCAATGTAGGTGTAAGCGTAGGCGTCCGGGTTGTCGTCGCCCATCCTGGCTTCTATGGCGTGTGTGCTGATCCTCATTGGCTGGTAACCGGACGCGCGGTACACAATGCCGTCGTTGCCCATCCAGAAAACGGAGTTGTCCAGCTTCTGCGCTGTTTGTGCCGCACCGCACCCTTTTTCTATAAAGGCGCCCTGCATTCGCTCAAACGGGAAATCAGCGCCACCGCTGTTGTACCAGACCTCGATTGAATCGGTACCAAAAACCCAAAGCTCCCGGTGATCTGACAACACGGCAACGGCATCGTCGGGGGATCCCTCGGCGGTGGCAAATTTCAATGGGTCAAAATCAACGGATAGCAGGTCAGAGATAAAGAACTGCCCGGTACCGGCTCTGTTGAAAATGAAATAGCCGTCTTGGTAGGTCACGGTTGATGCCGGATACCAGCCGTCGCCTGATAGTTGGCGCAATCCATCGGCTGCACTGTAGGCGTATCCCTTTGCCCCATCAACAAACAACAGATCAATGCCATTTGTGGCGGCGGATACCGGCCCTGATTGATCTACTTCACCCAGATCTGTGTATGCCCCAAACTTATCTATCCGGTACAAGCGAGACGAAGTAACGGCGTACAGCTGATCTTTGAAAGTGTGCAGCGCTTTAACCGGTGCAGTGGGTAACCGGGAAAATGGGTTTGTCCCGGGCGTACCGTACAAAGCAACGGACGTTTTGCTGTCTGGCGGCAATGCCTCGGCGTACAGATTAACCAGCCGGGAACCGTTTGCTGCCTCGGATCGAGTCTGGTTACTGCCGGTTGCCCACTGGATTGGTCGAATCATTAGCCTGGCCCGTTGTAAATGTCGTATCCCCTCGGCTGTAACAGTGCCGGGTCTACCTGCAGATCACGAAGCCTGGTTGAACTGTTGGTGCGCTTTAGGATCTTGCGGGCTTGCGAGTATTGCAGTGCAATTACTTGGTCAAATGGCTTGCCGTACTCCGGCGCCAGCTCCATGGCCAGGCCAAGGCGGATTGCACGCTCATACCCTGGCGGAAACTCTACTTCTTCTGTCAGCTCTGGCAGATCCTGAATGGGCTTTGAACTGACCATCACCAGCTTATTGCCTGCCGCGGTAACAGCACTGAACCGCAAGGTGCCAAGCGGGCTTCCAGACGTGTAGTAGGCGTATAGCGGGAATGTTTGCACGTTGTTCTTGATGGGAATGTCAGACCACGTATTGAGCCCGACAATTTCAACGGGTACCTGGTGCCCGGATGCTTCCCGGATATTCAGCTTCTCAATCAGGGTCGGCCGCACGGTATCAAAGTCGCCACCCGGCCCAATGGTGAATGCGTTTTGCTCGGTCAGATCAAACTGCTCGTGTATCAGTGCAGGCACAAGCAAGGTTTCGTTCGTCCAGCTGTCCAGCATCTGCTTTGCATACAACAAAGCGTCCTGCAATTCAGCGGGCTTTGCTTCTTCCCCGCTGGCCAGGACGCCTATGCTCCGCAGTGCACTTTCAATCAATCGCTTTGTAGTTGCCATGGCGCTTTACTCCAGGCCGCTGCGAACCTTGTTAATCAGGGTGTCTGTCTGCCAAGCCTTCATCATCTTGACGCCAAGGTACCGGCCCAGCATCACAAGCTGGTCTTTGCTCAACTGTTCCGGGTCATCATGGAACTGGTCTAGCAGCTCGTCGCGCTCGCGGTCGTTTTCTTCCACTTTGGCGTTTTCTTCCACTGGCGAAAACTCCCAGCCATCAGCCTGTAATACCTCAAGCTCTGCCGGCGTAGAATTTACCAGCTTTGGCTTTTGGTCAGCGTGATAGATCCATGTACGGTGTTTTTTCTGCTCATTCATGGTGCTACTCCAATGACGTTATAAATAAAAACCGGAATATTCCCCGGTCTTTATTTTATCTGCTTTGCCTGCTTTAGCCTTCAGCGCTCCACATTCTGTGAGCCAATTCGGGGTAAATCATGTGAGTCCCCCAAACAGCATCAATCCGTGTAATTTCCGTTTGCTGGGTAATGTCATACGCCCCGGTCATAGACAGTGACATGCCGGAATCAGGATCACGAACACGAGACTTCACGGTTGCCGACTGTGGCAATTCCAGATCAACCATTGCCAAGGCAATAGCGTCACGGTGGAATAGGAAGTTTTCGCGGTAAGTGGTATCCGCTGTGCCCAATACAGTAATAGCCGCGTTGTCAGCCGGTGCAAAATCCACGTTCTGGTATGCAGCGGTGCTGATTGTGTCGCCTGCCTGGTTGGTGGTGTTCAGCGTACCATCGTTGATAGCCGGGCTAATCTTGATGGTGGCAAGTCCTGAACCATCAGAATTAACGTCTTCCTGAACAACAAAGTGCTTCAAGCGGCCAGTTGACGCATAGCTTTGTGGGTTGATCTCTTTTGTGCCAGCAAACTGGATCACGTCACCGGCTTTCAAAATCCCGGTTACACTGGTATCCCATCCATCAGTGGTAATGCTGGTGCCGGTTTGGTCTGCGCCTGCGGTCAACGGCGTGCCACCATGGGCGCCTACGGTATGAGTCGGTAGGTTTGCCGATTCAAACAGATCAAAGCCAGCCAGCGGCCCCATGTAGCCCTTTTGGATCGCTTTTTTGACCAGCATTTCGTTGTTCTTGTTGCTGATTTCTTCTGAAATTTCAGCTGCGTCAAGCATGTTCAAGATACAACGGCGCATACCATCGTCAGGCACGGCCACCTGGCCCATAAAGGCTTTGGCAAAGTGAAAGTTTTTCAGTGTGGTTGCGGTGCCGGGCGTGCCGGAGCTGAAAAACGCTTCTTTTGCGGTTAGCAAAATAGAGCGGTCAATGACGTTGGCAATCTGGGTCATGCCAGACTTGAGGTAACGATCGCTGAAGTTTTCAACACTCAGGGTCCGATCGCGCATGGTGACTTCCAAGCCGAAGTGCTCTTGGCGGTCAATGTTGAACGGCACGCTCAAGTCAGTCATGGGCTGTTTAACCAGCACACGGCCAGACGCAGTTTTTGTGCGGAAAGGCTTTTGCAGAGAAATGGAATCACCCACCTTTGCAAAGCGCTTTTCCAGATCGCGGTGTACCAATGGTGCGGCCACCAGACTGTTTTTAAGAAGGCGCAGGGCCTCCTTCACGATAATGTCGTCTGTTAATAGACGGTTACCTTTTTCACCGTTAACTGAAGGCATAGCTCAATTCTCCTGTTACCAGAAACCCCTGCCGTTTCGCTCCCGTTCGTTCATGGTCTGCTCATACTCTCGAAAGTCCATGTCATTGGTACTTTTCGAGGATGAATCACTACCTCTCACCGGGTCGATAGGGTCAGGCGCCTGGGTTGTCTTTTTACCGGGCGGTTTGCGATTTGCCAATTTGGCTTCCAGCTTTCCGATTTCTCGGGCTTGGGCCAATGGCTTCATACCAGCAATGCGGCTGGCTTCGTATTTGTGCTTGCCGAGATAGTAGGCTACTTCACCGGGATCGTCTGTTTCCGCAAGGGCTTTGACCATATCTTTGGTGATCTGCACGTCTTTGGCGGTCACCACTTCATCGAAGTCGGTATAAACCTTTCGGCTGTCTTCAAACGCATCGTTCACGTCGTCAAGCGCTTCGGTGTATTCAGTGTCTTCGTCCAGGTCTTTGCTTTGCGCGTCTTCTTCGGCGCCCTTGTCCTTTGCCTTGTCCGAGTCTTTACCTTTGCCGGCTTTCCAGTCGGCCAATGAACCAAGGTAATCATCGTAACTGTCAAAGCTCGAAGGGTCGGGCTCGTCGGTGTTGGCTTCGCTGGCGTTGTCGGGGTTCTTACCTTGGCCCTTAAACTGCTGCAGCTCCTGCTCTGCCTTTTTCGCTCTCTCGGTCAAACGGTCAATGCGCTTTTGGAATCTGCCACGGGATTTCCCTTTGGCTTTTTCCTCGCCGGCATCAGCGGCGGGATCGTTATCGGCATCGTCTTGGCCTTCCGGCTGGACGTTTACATCTGGTTGGGCTTTGGCCGATCCTTCACCCTGCAATTCCTGGTTATCGCCTTCCGGCAGATCACCAACGGCCTCGGTAACGAAAACCTCATAGCTTTCGGTTTCTTGCTCAGGTGTCTTGGCTTCGTCTGCCATGTCGCGTTGTCTCCATCGCGGATTTTACCCTATGAACAGCCACAGGTAGCTTGTGTCATATTATAGCCTGAAATCAGGCGTTACCAACAACATCACCGCTTTGCTGGCTTTGGGCCATGATTTCAGCCATGGCTTCAGCCACCAGATTGCGCACGGTTTCCTCGATACTGCCCGGTCCAGCCAGTGCAGCATCACGCTCGATCTCCGCCAGCTTGGCCTGCGCTTCTGCGGTTGTGGCCTCGGCCTTGGCAATGTCAGCCTGCGCTTTTGCGGTGTCAGCTTCTGCCTGCGCCATATCAGCTTCAGCCCTTGCCATAGCGGCCTGTTGCTCCGGCGTTGGCTCTGGTGGCTTGATACCCAGCTCGTCGGCTTCTTCCTGATCCAGTATGCCTGGTGGCAGGATCTTCTTCAGGCGCTTGCTAATTTCTTCGGCTCCCGGCCAGTCCATGTTTTTGGCTATCAGGTCCGCCAGCACCGCGGCAGACGATGGAACGGCCTGTGCAAACTGGATTAGGCTGTCGGCCGCTTCCATTCGCTGCGTCTGGTACCCGGGCCCAGACTTCACGGTAACGTCAAACTTCCCTTGCGCCATGTCACTGACCATCACGGGCTTTCCGGTTTCCTCGTCCATAATTGTCTGGTTGATCTGCAGCCAGTCACCGGTGCCGTCCTCAAACTGCACGCGAATCACCCGCTCACTGTCGTAGATCTTGGGAATAAGCTCAATCAGGATCTGACCAACACGGCTGATCGCGCGGCTCAGGTTGTCGTTGTAGGCAAACGTGCCCCGATCGCCTTGCTGCTGGCGGGCCAGTATTGCCCGGCCGCTTGTCTCGTTGCTCTGTGCGCCTACGCTGGCATCGTACAAACCAATGGTGGCCTTCATTTCATCCGTGAAGCTCATGGCAATCTGTAGCTCTGCCGTGGGCATGGGCGTGCCGGAGTTGCGTTGCGGTGGTGGTATGTCAGCACGGGCGTTGTATCGCAGTACGCTGGCATTTTCGACGTTGGCGCTTTCCCACTCCTGCTCATAGCCTTCGATGGATTCAGCATCTGCTACCCACGGCGCCTTTGGAGCCAGTGCAGATTTCTCTGTTGCCGCTGTCATCCAGAAATTGTGCATCCGTTGGGCGTCTTTGCCGAACCGGATAAGACCTCGGTAATAGGTTTTATCACCCAGCGTCATTTCCTTGCCCAGCACAGGAACTACTGGAATGGTTCGCCCTGGCCACGTTATAGGGCCCTCCAGAATGTCGTAAGCGGTCACCTTGGCCCACTTCACAATGTAGGTTTTCACCTTGCGCGTTCGGACAACCGTCACGCCCATTTCTTCCAGTTCATCGAGCACGGGCTTTACTTCGTCTTCCCAGACAGTCCGATCGTCACTTAACAGCAACAGCGTGCGGTTTTTGGGCTCACGCCAGAAGTACTCGGCCACCCTTATGCCTTCTTCACTCACCCACCATGAGTATTCGCCACGGTCAGTGTCGAGCAATTCACCGCGACGGGCGTTCGGATAGCGCTTTTGAAATTCATTTTTGCGCATCCGCTCGCCAATGAAGCAAAAGTTAGAGTCTGAGAAATCCGGCTCCACTGCATCCGGGTCCATAAGCACGGCAAACCGGTTGTGCACGCTCTTAATGGACAGGTCCTGTTCAAAGGCGTCATCGGTTGAATACTTCGTTAGCACTCTCAACCAGCCAAATCCACCCTCAACAGCGTGCTGGAATGCTGTGTCATAGTGCATTTCGGCTTTGCTTGTGTATTCGATGTTGCGTATCAGTGCCTCGTACACCTCCGCCAGCGAGTAGTTCTTTTTGCCGGTAATGTTGGGCATCTGCTGCGGATCTTCGGCGCCTGCGCCTGCTGTGTTGGCCTCTGTCGGGTGAACGTGGATAGCGGGCCTGTTCTGGCGCTGGTCACCAAGCACCTGGTCCACGTACTGCGGCAGCTTGTTCAGGGTCAGGCATGGGCGCTGTTTCAGTTCCCGCGCTACCCTGATCGCCTCTGGCCATTGCTCACCGGCCAGAAATTGAATATCCTCCTGCGCGGCGTCAAAATTATGCTGCCATGCCGTTTTGGCATAGGACGCACGATCCCGGATTTCCTTCAGCACGTCTTCTTCGCTGTCTCCATCGCGGGTTTTAATCGGTTCTTTGCCTGGCAACATGATGTATCTCTCCTAAGCGCCCATCCAGCCGCCAGAGACTGGCCTTGGCGCAGGACTCGAAGGCTTTGGCTTTTCTTCTTTGAAATGGAGCCCCATCTGTTGGAGCGCGTCGGTGTAGTTGGTTGCCCACTTGGGTCCAACCGCATCTTTGAAAGTTTCGTTGTCGTGATCCCATACTCGGCGTAGCGCCTTGATCGCTTTTAAACCAGTGTGATTGGCCATGTCGCCCTGATTGCCCTCCAGGTCAGTGTCACACCGCACCTTGTCGATCCAGATACGCTGGAATATTGCCTTCAATGCGTTGATGGATTCACGAGTGCTCTTGGTTCTTTCTACTTTTTTAAACTTAATACCCATGCGCTTGGCTGTTTGCAACCGGCTTTCACCTGAAATTAGCTCCCGGACCTCAATATCGTGCGGTGCCATGTGCTGTCCAAACCGAATGCTGTATTTGTCCCGGAAGTCATGCAGCCAGTTGATGTAATGCTCCATGCCCTCGTCCCGATTGCCGTAGCAGGCAATACAACGGATTTCCTTTTGATGAAACTGTACCAACCAAATCGTCATATCGTCATTGATGCCAAGATCCCAATAGGTATGAACGGGAAGGCTTCGCTCAACAGGAATGTTGGCAACACGGTTTTCCTCAATCAACAGCTCCATTTCGGATTTATACACCACACCTTCCGCCAGCGCATCGTCTGGCGACTGTTGATATTGAGCGCTGAACATATAGTTATCTGCTTTTTCCATGGCCAGGAGTGTCTCCGTGGGCTCTTTGGCGGGCCAGTAACTGCAACGTTTGCCAGTAAAGCCGGTGTCCCGTATGCAGGCTTCGCGCATTTCGTCGTTTAGCTGGTCTAGGTAACTGGCGTCGATTATCGCAGGAACTTTGAATATTTTGTATTTGTCCGGGCTTTTATCGCTGTTCAGGTAGTCGGTGCTGTCGCCCTTGGCTATGCGCTGCTGCACGACAATGATGGGCACCCCGTCATGCGCCAGCCTTGACCGAACGATACGGTTAATGCGCTTGTTGCCTTTGTCGATCAGGCGACCGCTCTCAGCGTCCTTGGGCGGCAGTGGGTCATCCATCACCAGAGCGCCGGTGAATCCTTTTTCCATAAAACCAGCTCGGCGTCCGGTTACCTGGCCGTTTATGCTGGTACCGTAAAGCCTGTGCTGGTTGCCGTTCTCGTCGAAGTACTTCCAGTTGTGCTTGCTCTTTGTGTCCTTGGACGGTGTCAGCGGCCACAACGTCTGATATTCCTCGCTGCTCAGGATCTCACGCACACGAATAGCGTTTTCACTCACCAGGTCGTCAGAATAGGACAATGGAAGCCACCGGCTAGATCGTTTATCGATGATGCACTTCAAGATGCACCAGGCCACCCAATGTATAGACCAGATCTCAGTTTTAGTGCTGCCCGGCGCCACGTTGATAATGGTCCTAGGCATTTCCATGCGATAGGCAGATTCGGCCAAGCGGCATTCATACGTGTGGTGCCAGTTCTTGCGGAACAGCTGCCCTTGAATCAGCTGAAAGAATATTCTCATGAAGGCTTCAAACGATGCTTCGCAAGCCACTTTCACAGCCAGCTTTTCTGCATTGGTCATTTCATCCCAGTTCAGCATTACAGCTTATCCAACAATTTGCTGAGTGCTTCTGCTATTTCTTGCGAATCTACGTTGCCGTCCAGGACCAGGCTGCCCTCAATCTTTTTGGGAGCGTCCCAGCCCTCCAGGTCTGAAAGCTGCTTGATCGCGCCAGTCTGGCTGTGCAGCTTGAACTTGAACCCATCGCGCCCGGTGCTCAGCTCTGAAATAGCCGCGGCGGTACCGGCGTCCATGGCGTCATAGTCCTTCAGCTTCCAGACTGTCTGATAAACTGGGTTACCGTCTGCGTCCTGACCAACTTGCGCATCCTTGAATTCAACAACGTCTTTGACGGTAGTGCGAGCGAGCTTACTCAGGGTTTCCAGAGCTTCCTCGCGAGTCATCACTGACTTTGCGGCTGCGCTGCTCACCAAACTGTCATAAAATTCCAGCACAGCCGCTTTTTCCAACATCTTACCAATCACGTTGTTGGCTGATTTCTTGGTCCCCTTGCCTCCAGCCTTCTTGTAACCATCGTATCGGCTCATCCCACTGACTGAATGAATTATGGTCCACTTCTGTAAGTGAGTGAGCTTTGCCGCCAGCTTTCTCTGCTCTGGCGTCAGATTAGTCTCTGGCGTCTGGGTCATCGTTGCCACCATCTCGCTTAAAACTTACGCCCAACTTTCTGCAAAACATTTGTTCGATGATATAAGTGGCCCTGCCTCCCATGTGACCGCTTATACCAGCCAGGGCACTTGTCAGCATTAGGCTGAACCCCATTTCTTGGCACAACAGAGCGGTCATGATCCCTGCAAACGCCGATATGGTCCACTCGCCAATCAGTTCCATGAAGCTAAACGGAATATTTTTTCTGCGGACGCGGCTGATATAGCTCACAGTGCCTCCCCACAGTGCAATAAGTGCGAACCAAGCATATCCGAATCCGCCATCAAGCAGCGCTTTGAATATACTTGAACCATTTTGACCATCAGGCATACGCTTTTGCTCCCACATACCAATCCACCTGCGTTGATGCAGCCACTGCTTTCATACGTTTCACCAGCTCAGTGGCTTGCAAATCGGTTTCGATAACCGTTATGGCCCCCTTGAATGATCCGTGGAATATCTGTTGTTGCGGTGTCAGCTTGCGGCGTGACGGCTCCTTGCTGCCGTCTTTTACTTCTACCAGGACCGTTACGCCTCCAAATCCCAGTACCAGGTCTGTGAAACCGTCGTGGGCCGCACTGGTTATGGCCACACTCACGCCCATCGCGCGTATGAGCTGCACCAGTTGCGGCTGGTTATCGTCAATTTTTGCTGCGCGCCTGATAGCCACGATAAGCCCTTGTCAAAAGATGTGATTTTTTACTCGAGTACTCCACCAGGCCGGAACGTCCATGTTGGGGCAGGTCTTGCGGCTGTCCAGATCGCGATGCCCGACAACTTCGGCGCCAGGGTATTGCGAAAGTTTCGCGACCACCCAGCCCTCCAGGACTCTGAGCTGCGCGTCGTCGGGCGCGGTGTCAGTTATAATGCAAATGCCCAAGCTGTCGGAATTGTCACCTTGTCCGTCTTTGTCGAAATCACGAACATGAGCGCCCTGCCAGTAATCCGGTCGACCTGACTCAAATTTTGCGGTACCAGTAATAACAGCGTTGTATCCGATGCCATCCCACCCTCGCTGTTTGTGCCACAAATGGATATCTTTTGCGGTATCGCCGCGGTGTGGTGGGCTATCGCTAACGTGAATCACCAAATATTTTATATTCATTTTGTATCTCCTTGCCCATTTAAGTGAAATTTTACCGATCAGCGTACCCCAGTCGTGCAACTGAGGCATCTTGAACAGTCCGCTGTGCCCCTCTGCCGGCAAAGATACCTCGTCCTTTGCGCTGTCCCAGTTTGTTACGTGGAACTGTCCTTGATTAAATCCATAGCGCCCGGCGGCGCCCCAGCCGTGAAAATTCAGCCCACCCAGCGACACCAGGCGCGACCACATGCGCCCGAGCGACACCACCCAGTCAGTCGAATTGTAAATGCACATCACTTTGAGATCGTTGGGCCAAATCGTGTCGCGGCGTAGTGCGGGGTTTATCAGAATGATACCGGCGAGTTTATCGGAGTGCATTTGTGCGAGGGACCAGCAAATCATTGCGCCGTTGCTGTGCGCTACCAGAACATCGCCAGACTTAATGATTGGGCCGATATGCTTTACTGCGCTGGCGTTTGTTGCGCGAAGTCGGAGTAACCCGGTCCAACCATAATCGTGCATCCTGCATAGGCCTACATACGGCGTCAGCTTTCCGACGCTGCCTTTGCCGCCATCGCTCACGTTAAACCCGTGGATTAGATGTACGGTCACAGCTTTACCCC